GACCACTAATTGTTTTTACAAAAAATGATTTTGATAATTTTCCTATTGAAGTTGCCATTTTATTAATTTAATAAGTGTTTAAAATATGAAGATGAAATTAAGGAAGTAAAAGAAGATAATAAGAAATTAGCAAAACAAATAGAAGATTTAAAAAAGGAAGCAAAGGATATGTTATTATATCCATAATTTTATGACACAGAGTATTATTATGATTGATTGGTTTATTGATAAGATTAGCAGAATATCTAGAGGTATATTTCATTGGACATGGAGAGTTCAAACACACAGAAGATATTATAAGAACAGAAACAAAGAACAATGAAGTTCCTATTAACTATGCTTATTTGTTCAGCATCAGCACAAGGTACAACTTGCTTACCACCACATACATTTGATATATTGTATAAAGATGGATATGACTGTATGGTAGATGGTTATACAAAATCACATGACAAAATTGTTGAAATTGGAAGAGAAGAAATTAACAAACATAAAATCTATGTAAAGTTTGGTTGCTATGAAGATCTCTCTAACAAACCCACAACATAAGGTAAGTAAATCAAATAAAAGGTTTAGAGTTTTAGTATCAGGTAGAAGATTTGGTAAGACCTATCTTTGTATAACTGAAATGATGAAGTATGCTACACAAGTTAAAAAAAATATATGGTATGTAGCACCAACCTTTAAAATGGCTAAAGAAATAGTATGGTCTAAATTAAAGCAAATGCTATCAGACTTTAATTGGGTTGAAAATATAAATGAGTCTAGCTTACAGATTAAAATAAAAAAAACAGGAAGCACTATATCATTAAAAGGTTGTGAGAACTATGACTATTTAAGAGGTGTAGGAATAGACTTTTTAATATTAGATGAATTTGCTGACATTGATGAAAAAGCATGGACAGAAGTATTAAGAGCATCTATTGCTGATACCGAGGGCGATGTTTTAATGTGTGGTTCTCCTAAAGGATATGGTAATTGGTCTTATCGTATGTATGAAAAAGGAAAGTTAGAAGAAGAATGGGATAGTTTTCAATTTACTACTCTACAAGGTGGTATGGTTTCAAAAGAAGAAATAGAACAAGCTAAACAAGATTTAGATTTAAGAACATTTAGACAAGAGTTTGAGGGTACATTTGAAAATTATGCTGGTGCTGTATATTATAACTTTCATGCTGTTGATAATGTTAAGCCAAAAGAAATAGATTGGAAAAAACCATTACACATAGGATTAGATTTCAATGTTGACCCAATGAGTGCCGCAGTAGCACAAATAGACAAAGATAATATACATTTTGTTGATGAAATTATTATTTATTCAAGTAATACAGATGAAATGGTACAAGAAATAAGGGATAGATATGGAAGCAAACAAAGAATTTTTGTTTATCCTGATCCAGCTTGTAGGCAAAGAAAAACTTCTGCTGGTGGTAAAACTGATTTAACAATATTACAAAATGCTGGTTTTAATGTTAAATGTAAAATACGACATAGTCCTATTAGAGATAGAGTGAACGCAGTTAATTCAAGATTAAAGTCTGCTGATGGGAAACGATATATTTTTGTATCGCAATCTTGCAAAACTATGATAAAAGGTTTACAAAGACAGATATACAAGGAAAACACAAATATTCCTGATAAGGAAGAAGGTTATGATCACATGAATGATGCTATTGGATATTTAGTTGAAATAGTTAAACCACTAATAACAAATCCAACTTCATTTAAACCTCAAAGATGGAATATAAGACAAAGGTAATATGGCATACACTAGAGAACAAGCATTAACCACTCACAAAGACTTTGATCAAAATATAAAAAATTGGGAGTATTATATTCGTTCCTATAATGGTGGTTATGATTATATGATGGGACAATATCTAAATAGATATAATTTAGAATTAGACCAAGAGTTTAATCAAAGACTTGCTAACACACCTTGCGATAATCATTGTAAAAATATTATTCAAATTTATTCTTCATTTTTATTTAGAGTAAAAGCTAGTAGAGATTTCGGTGCTATGGCAGATGAAGCTAGTTTAGAAACATTCTTAAAAGATGCTGATTTAGATGGTAATAATTTTACAACTGTTATTAAACACGCACAAAATTATGCCTCTATTTATGGACAGTGTTTTTTAATATTAGACAAACCGAAAATACAAACTGATACAAAGGCAGATGAACTTAATCAAGATATAAGACCATACCTTTCAATCGTTACACCTGAAAATGTTTTTGATTGGAATTATAAAAGATTACCAAATGGAAAATATGTTTTAGATTATTTAAAAATAAGGGAAGAAGTTGATAAAAATGGTGGAACATATTTTAGATGTTGGCACGAAGATGTTGTTGATACTATTTATGTTGAAGATGGTGGAACTGAACCTATTTTAATAGATACTGCCGATAATCAGATTGGCAAAATACCAGCAGTTATTTTATACAATGCAAAGTCACACAAACGAGGCATTGGTCAATCTGACCTTACAGATATTGCTGATTTACAAAAATCAATTTATAATGAATTTAGTGAAATAGAACAATTAATAAGATTAACAAACCACCCATCATTAGTCAAAACAAATGGAGTCAATGCTAGTGCTGGTGCTGGTGCAGTTATTGAAATGCCTGAAGAAATGGAACCAAATTTAAAACCATATCTATTACAACCATCAGGACAAAATTTAACTTCAATAATGGACTCAATAACTAAAAAAGTTGAATCCATTAATAGAATAGCACATACAGGAGCAGTAAGAACTACAAGAACACAAGTATCAAGTGGTATAGCACTACAAACTGAATTTGAATTACTTAATGCTAGACTATCTGAAAAAGCTGATAACCTACAATTAGCTGAAGAACAAATATTTAAGATATACGCAGAATACCAAAATGCAAACTTTGATGGAGAAATAAATTATCCTGATTCATTTAACATAAGAGATTATGCTAGTGATTTAGTATTCTATCAACAAGCTAAAGCAGTTAATGTACCATCTTCTACTTTGAATAAAGAAATAGACAAAGAAATAGCAAGAGCAGTAGTTGATGATGATGAAAAACTAGGAGAAATATTTGACGAGATAGATGCCAATAAAGAAGTTGGACAATTTACCCAAGAAGAACCTCAACAAGAAGATCAAGAGGTAGAGGAAGAAGAAGTTTAATGAATGTCAGATATTATTCAAGATTTTTCAGAATATAGAATTAGGTCTATTGAATTAGCCGAAGCCAAATATTACGAATCCTTAATTAAAACTTTAGATAACATTGAAAAGCAAATAACAAGTCTTGCTGGTAGAACATTACCCACAGATGATTTAGGTAGATTATTTGATTTAAAAATAGCAGTATCAATGCAACCAAAGATTAGAACGATTCTAGAAAAGGAATATTTAGCTTGGAGTGATACAGTTGTAAGAGAGGGATTTAATAAACAAGCTAAAAGAATTGAAAAAGCATTTAAAGGAATAAAGGTAGCAAAAGAATTTCAACAATTAACTAATGCTGATTTAACATTAATTACTAATTTAAAAAGACAATCATTTACTCAATTTAAAGATGTATCTAATACTATGACTAGAAGATTAACTGAAAAAATATACCAAGCTACATTAACAAGTGTAGAATTTGTAGAATTAGAAAAGGATTTAAGACAAACTATTAATGGTATTTATGCTAGAGCAGATGATAAGCAAGTTAATAAGTTAGTAAATAGTATTAAAAAAGATGAAGTTAAACTTAAAAAGGTTAGAAGAAACTCTATTGCTGGAAAGAAATTAAGGCAAAAATTAGACAACAATATTCAAGTATTACAATCTAAATTTGCTAGTGATCGTGCTGGGGAAAATATGAAACGATATGCTGGGCAGATATTAAATGATTCATTAAGAGAATTTGACGCACAACTTAACCTTGCAAAGTCCAAAGATGCTGGATTAACATATTTAAAATATCAAGGTTCATTAATTCCAACAAGTAGAGATTTTTGTAGGGTTGTAAGAAGTGGTGGTTATGATATACGAAAGAATGGACTATTCACAATTGATGAAGTCAAACGACTATGGAGTAGTAGAGGTTGGAAAGGCAAGAAGTCTGGAAACCCTTTAATAGTTCGTGGTGGTTATAATTGTCGTCATCAATGGAGCTATGTCAATCCTGATTGGTATGACAGTAGCGGCAAACTTATAATGTAAAGGAGAAAACATGTCTGAAGAAAATAAAACTGTTGAACCAGCAGAACAAAATGTTCAAGCTACAACAGAAGTCAAAGAAGAAGTAAAAGAACAACCAAAAGTAAATTCTTTTACACAAGAACAGCTAGATAATATAATTAAACAAAGATTAGAAGCTGAAAAAAGAAAACACGATAAACAATTAGAAGAAATAAAAAGGCAAGACGAAGAAGCACTTAAAGAAAAAGAAATTAAGGAAGCTAAATCTAAAGCTGAACTTGAAAAGCTAATGCAAGAAAGAATATCAGAAAAAAATACTGAAATTCTTAAATATAAAACTGAAATTAAAAAAGAAAGAATTGATAATTCAGTCTTATCTGTTGCTTCTAAAATGAATGCTATTAACCCTCAACAAGTTGTTGATCTATTAAAAGCAGATATAAAACTTAATGACGATAATCGTATAGAAATACTTGATAATAATTCTAATATTAGGTATAACGATAAAGGAGAACTACTTACGATTGAACAAAGAGTAAAAGAGTTTTTAGATGCTAACCCACATTTCTCGCAAGGGTCTAAGTCTGGTACAGGGAGTCAGAGTAGCATTGAGGGGAAAACTGTAAAACCTTTTAATATTCAGGATTTAGATATGAGTAAGCCAGAAGATCGTGCTAAATATTCAGAGTACCGAAAAGCAAGAGATTCAAAACCTACTCAAATTAACTTAAACAAATAATATATGAGGATATATAACAATGGCAAATGAAACAACATCGTCAACGATATCGGAACTATACACTGAAATCGTTGCAGAAGCATTATTTGTAGCAAGTGAGAAATCAATTATGAGACCACTTGTAAAAAATTATGCAATAAGTGGTGGTGGAAAATCAGTTGAAGTTCCTATTTATGCGGCAGTAAGTGCTGCGGCAGTAGCAGACGCAACAGATTTATCTAACACAGCAATCAATCCTACTTCAGTTACTATAACAGCATCTGAAAATGGAATAATGACAACTCTTACAGATTTAGCAAGAAACTCTGCACCAAGAAATGTTGCGGCAGATATTGGTAAATTATTTGGAGATGCGATTGCAAAAAAAATAGACACAGACCTAACAGCATTATTTGATGGTTTTAGTACAGCAGTAGGTTCAGGCTCAACAGCTTTAACAACTGCGTTAGTATTTCAATCAATAGCAAATGTAAGAAATGCTGGAGTATCCATGGACGGAGTATCAACAGTTTTACACCCAATGGTAGCTTACGATCTTAAAGCAAATTTGACTAATACTTTTGCAAATGCAAATGGTAATGATTTGGCAAATGAAGCATTAAGAAATGGTTTTGTTGGAAGATTAGGTGGAGTTCCTATCTATGAAACAACAAATATAGCTAACGATGGTACAACTGGAGACTTTAAACAAGGTGTATTCCACAGAGATGCTTTAGGACTTGCTATGATGCAAGACCTGAAAATTGAAACTCAAAGAGATGCGAGTTTAAGAGCTGATGAGATTGTAGCAACAGCAGTATATGGAGTTGGAGAATTAAATGACTCTTATGGTGTTGAATTACATTCTGATTCATCTATTCTATAATAAGATAGTTATAAGGGCGAGAAATCGCCCTTATATTAAAAAGGAGAATTTATGGATATAAAATTAACAAATGGAAAAAAAACAATAACAAGATCAAAAGAGCAATACGAAGCAAATAAAAATCATTTTCAAATGAGAGGTTATTCTCCTGTAGGAGAAGCTAAAAAAGAAATTAAAAAATCTAAAATAAATGATATAGTAGAAAAAGTAGTACAATTAAAACCTAAAAAGAAAAAGGGGAAAAAGAAATGAAACATATAGAAAAGTATTGGAACATGGCAAAAGATAATCCTAAAGTAACTGCTGGTGTTATTATTGCTATTGTAGTTATTATAGCTTTGGTAGGTTAATATGGCTAATTATACAGGTGCAAATGTTTGTGATGTTGTAGAAATAGAAACATATCAACCAGATTCTTTTAATTTTGGTATTGCTTCAAACGATTCTAAAGTTTCATACTACATTACTCAAACAACAAACGATATTTTTAGACAGTTAAGAATTGAGTGGTGGCCTGTATATAAAACAAATGTATATACAGATATAACTGTTTTAAATACTGCTGAAATGGTTAATACAAAAGTTAATTTAGATCAGTTTACAAGAGCTGGTGTATATTTATTTTTATCAAGATATTTTTTACCATCATTAACTAAATTTAGACCTGAAGCTGATAAAGATAGATTTGAAAGAATGATTGAATTTTATAGAAGTGAATATAACAAAGAATTTCGTTCTATATTAGAAGATGGTGTAGAATATGATAGCGATGCTGGTGGTACTATTTCTGTAAATGAAAAAGAACCTTTGCATGGTTCAAGAAGATTAACTAGATAATGTTAAATGCTAAAGTTACATCTAATCTACCTTTAGTTAGAAAAAGATTTAATAAATTTTTTAAAAGATTTCCACATATAGTTACAAAAGGTTTAGAACAAGCTGGTGTTCAATTAAAAACAATTATTGATACAAGAACTGATAAAGGATTAGATATAAATAGAAAAAGATTTGTTGGTTATAGTCCTAGTTATGCAGAAGAAAAGGGTAAGACAATAGTAAATCTTCAAGATACTAATAGAATGTTACAATCTATTGATTCTAAAAAAAGAAATAAAAATCAAGTACAAATATATTTTAGAAGTCAAGCACAAGCAAAAAAAGCATTATGGCATCAACAAGGTATGGGTAAATTGCCTGTAAGAAAGTTTTTTGGCTATGATAAAAGAACAGAAAAGGTTATAAGAGATACATTTGAAAAGTTTATGAAGAAACAAATTAAGGCATTAAAGATATGAGTAAAAGAGAAGATATTGCAAGTCATGTAGTTTCCACAATTTCTGGAATATCAAGTCCATCAATTAAAAAGGTAACTAGGCAACCTTTTAATTTAGAAGAATTATCACAAGCACAATATCCAGCAGTATTAGTACAAACACAATCAGAAGAAAAAGAAGATCAAGAAATAGGAAGTGGTGCTAAATCAAGAATAGGAAATTTAGAATTTTTAATAACAGGATATACAAAAGGAAGCGAAGATAATATAGATACTGCTAGAAATAATTTGGCAAGTGCTATTGAAACAGAACTTGAATCTGATATAACACGAAACAACAAAGCATTAGATACAGAAGTTATTTCATTAGAAACTGATGCTGGTACTCTATTTCCTTATGGTGCTATCAGTATGGTTGTTAGAGTAATTTATGAACATGATAGTGCAACTCCATAGGATAAAATATGAACGATAAAACATTAGACAAAGCAGAAAAGAAATTAGATAAAATTGAAGAATTAGTAGCAGATATTAAAGAACTTATTGACACTCATAGAGAAATAGACGATGGTAATACTGTGGATATGGAAGATGAAGAAAATGAGTGGGAAGATGATGAAGAACTTGACGAAGAAGAAGATAAATAGTAAAAGACATTATGGCTAAAGACATTAAATTATATAAAGATGGGAATGAAGTTACAATTAATGAAACTCAACTTGAAAATTTTTTAGCTTTAGGCTGGAAACAAGAAAAACAAAACAAGCAAACAAGTAAAAAGGATACTAAAACATGGCAACACATCACGGAAAAGAAGGAGTCGTAACTGCTGGTGGATCTGGTGTTGGGGAATTAACAGGGTTCACTTTAGAAACTTCTGCAGATGTTGTAGAAGATACAGCTTTAACAGATGCAACTAAATCATTTGTTGCTGGAAGAACATCATTTTCAGGAACTTTAGAAATGAATTATGATGAAACTGATTCTCCACAACAAACTTTAACAGTAGGAAGTTCTATATCTTTTGTTTTATTACCAGAGGGTAATTCTTCTGGAGATGAAAAATTTACAGGAACAGGTCTTATTACAGGAATGTCTGTTAATAACTCTATGGACGCAATAATTTCAAGATCAGTTACTTTCCAAGGTACAGGAGCATTGACAAGAGCAACTGTATAATAATACTGTATGAAATTTATTGACAGAGCCAAATCTCATTTTGAGTCTTTAGGAGTTCAATCTCTTGAAGTTGAAGAATGGAAAGACGAAGCTGGTAATCCTAGTACAATCTATTGGAATCCTATTACTTTATCTGAAAAGAATAAATTATTTAAAAAGTCTGATAATCTTAATGATGTTGGAATACTTGCTGATATAGTTATTATGAAAGCTATTGATAAAGATGGTAATAAACTATTTACATTAGAAGATAAAATAGGTTTAATGCACAAAGTAGATTCTGATGTTCTCTCACGCATAGCCACATCAATGGTTCAAATAGTGCATCCCCAAGAAGTAAAAAAAAACTAAAATCTGATCCTCAATTAAAGAATTGTTTTATTCTAGCTGATAGGTTAAAAATACCTTTGAAAGATGTTTTACAAATGGAAGAATGGGAGTATAACCATTGGATAGGTTATTTGATGTTAGAACAAGAAGAACATGAAATGGCTATGAATAAAGCAAGGCATAAATAATGGCACAAAATTTAGTTTTAAATATATTAGCAAAAGACAAAACAAAACAAGCCTTTGGTACAATTAGAAAAAGACTTGGTTCTTTAAAAAATGCAGTTTTTAGTGTTCAAGGAGCATTAGTAGGATTAGGTGCTGGGTTAGTTGTTAGAAATTTAATTACAACAGGAAAAGAATTAGAAAATTTAAGAGTAAGATTAAGATTTTTACTTAAAGATACAAATGAGGGTGCAAAAGCCTTTGACAATATGGTTAAGTTTGCATCTAAAGTTCCATTTTCATTGGAAGAAATTCAAAAAGGTTCAGGAATATTAGCAACAGTAACAGATAATGCAGATGACTTACAACAAATGTTGGAGATCACAGGTAATGTTGCGGCAGTTACAGGATTAGATTTTAGAACAACTGCAGAACAAATACAAAGATCATTTAGTGCTGGCATAGGTGCGGCAGATTTATTTAGAGAAAAAGGTGTTAGAAATATGCTTGGCTTTAAAGCTGGAGCAACAGTATCTATTGAAGAAACAGTTAAAGCATTTGAAAAGGTATTTGGAAAAGGTGGTAGATTTGGAAATTCAACAGATGAATTAGCGAAAACATTTGAGGGTACTATCTCAATGATTGGTGATAAAGTTTTTAACTTTAAAAAAGTTTTACTTGAAGCTGGGTTTTTTGAGGAATTAAAAAGACAATTTGGAGATTTAGATAAATTCCTTGCTGACAATGCAAAAAAATTAGATGAGATAGCAACAAGCGTAGGAAAAAATTTAGCAAATGC